AATAATTTACACCATACTTGTTTATATAATACGCCATTCGGTTTCCTCTTTTTGAGTAAGTATTATATAGTTTTATGAAGATATAATAAACAAGCAAAAACTTCTATTTATTATATAATAAATTTCTTTAAGTACTTTTATAATATAAATGTGGCATTTAAAATACGCACCGCTCTAAATATTTCACAAGTCTTAATTATGTCGTGGTGGAAGATCCTTTATAAAGGATAATTTTATTAAAAATCTATGTTTAAACGTATTTAAACATAGGTCAAAAACTCAACCACCGTGATAAGGTTAACTTGATTGTTTATTTTTAAGTAATATTTAACAGCGCTTAATTTATAATCTTCACTATGATGTTTAGGCATTTTATATATAATAATTTTATATATAAAATACATATTATAGAATAAACTTAAATTATTCAAATTCAGAACATAGAAATTTTCCTTTTCCTCTTGATCTTATTTTAAAGTTACACGACATACATTTAGATTTACTATTTTGATATTTTTTACTATTTTTTCTTTTTCTAATTAATTTATTTTTTATATTTTCGCATTCTTCCCATTCTTCCCATTCTTCCCATTCTTTTTCTTCTTCTGTAATAAATCTATTCTTAATTGTAGGATGAATTGGAAATGTGATAAACTCATCCATTTGCCAATTATAACCAAATTTAGAAGTAAATGTTTGATACACAAAATCATTCACTGTACATAAATATTCTTCTAATTCTTTATGTTGTATAATATCAAGAACTTCGGTTGAAATATCACATAATGAGCATCCTTCCTTTAATGTGCAATCAAAAGATGTCATGCCCATAACATAATAAATACTATTTATTTTTTCTTTATCTCCAGATAAACTTTCATCTATAGTTTGTAATGTTAATGGACTTCTCTTACCAATACTATCTAAATGACCCATTAATATTCTATCAGTTTCATATATTATTAATCCTCTACAAGGACCCATTCCCATTATATATAGTATAATATTATCATAACTTGCAATAATTTGATTAGTTCCTAAATCAATAACATTGTTACCATCATATTTATATATATGTCCTTGTGGAACTTCAATAAATCTATAATTAATTTCATCAATACCACTATATTCTTTGGAAATATCATTTATTGAACATATATCTAATTTGTTAATTAATTCTAAAGTTTCACTCTTTGATAATCCACCGCCCTTCATATTTTTAGATATTTTTTTTTTATATTCATTTTCTGATATTCTTTTCTTTCCTCCATTTTTATATTGTTTATAAAAATATCCACTTTTTGATTTATAAACTTTCATATATATATTATAAATTTTTTTTTTATTTTAAATTATAATTAATTGGCGTTTTACACCTTTGGAATTTTCAGATGGACATATAATATCAATCATACTAATAACAAAGTTTAGGTATTTCAACCATATGTAAAGTTTGTTATGTTCCCTAAACAATTAAGTTTAGCCTTACCTTATAGGCAAAGGACCGATGAAGTGGAACTGAATTTTTGACGACCGTTTGTTATATTTTCACGTTAGTATATCATTTTAAATGACTGAAAATATATGGTTTTTTATGAGTAAAATCATCATAGATATTCTAACTATTCATTTACTAATATTACTATATTGTTATCTCTTTAAGTATTTTTAAGGTGTCCATCTGAAAATTCCAAAGGTGTAAATGAGCAAAGGTGTAAAAAAAATATAAGATATATTTATAAACCAAATGTATCGATTGGTTGCGACAAGTCTGTATAAATATCTCATTGAATTCATCGGAACATTTGTTTTCCTCACTGTTATTTTAGCAACCGGTAAAGCCATTCCTATTGGTCTAGCTCTAGCAGCCATGATCTATTGGGGCGGACCAGTGTCTGGTGGATGTTTCAATCCAGCTGTTTCTCTGGTATCATATTTGAATAATTCATTAAGTATGACTGATATGGTTATTTATATTGTTTTACAATTACTTGCTGCTGCTTGTGCTTATGCATTTTTTAAGCAAACTAAAGGACTTTATAAAACTAGTCAAGTTTGATTTTTTATATGGTAAAACGCAGTACAAAGTCGAAAAACACATAAACTCATTAAAACACTAACTATAATTAATCCAAATATCCATTTTTGTCTATAATTAAATATAAATAAAAATAAATATCCTAAGAATACTAGGATTAATGATATCATTTCATGAAAACTATATATATTATCATCCAAATATATATTGATTAAAGTATTTATTCCAAAGAATAATCCGATAAATGTAAATATTATAATTTCGGTTTTGCCTTTCCAATACCACATGTCTATTTATATATAAACTTATATACATATAAATTTATATTAGAATGTCAAATATAGTAATATTTTATAAATCTTCGAAATTAGCAAATTCTCCCAATGAACTTTTTAAGTTACTGAAAAATAGTACAGATCAATATAAATTTATATTTATTGTCAAATCAAAGAAAAAACTAATGCGTGCAATCATCAAACATAAAGGTAGGCCAATTATAATACATTTTCATAATAAAATAATTAATTTACCATATCCAAAAAACGTCAAAAAAATAATACATTATCATTCCGAACCTACAAAAGTTCGTCTTAAAGTACCAAATGACTATTATAAACTAGTATTGAATCAATATCATTGTACTCTACCACAATATAAAAAATGCAATGATATAGTTAGAAATTTTTATAATAATAACAAAGAGATCATATTTAATGACAAAATCAAAGTAGGATATTACCCTTCAACTATTTTACGAGAAAATCAATATTATGATAAAGGTTTTCTTCCAACTACAAAGATCCTATTCAAACTTAAACGTAAATATCCTAATGTAATATTTGATATAGCTCATAAAATTAGTTATAAGCAATGTATGACTCGAAAAAGAGATTGCCACATCCTAATTGATGAATGTGTTACAGGAAGCTTTCATAAAACTACAATAGAAGGTCTTATGTTGGGTTGTAATGTTATTGTTCATATTAATAGTAAAATAAATAAAATACACAATAAGTTATATAGTCAAACTTTACCTGTATGCGATACTAAGATTGGTAAATTGGAAGAGACATTAGAAGAACTATTACAGATGCCCAAAGAAGTTTTGGAGAAGAAGGCATTAGATGCTCATGAAAAATTCAAAAATTATTGGTCTAATGAAATTGTCGCAGGGGAATATTTAGATATTTACAAAAAAATATTTAAAAAAAAATAAACATTACCTTTTATAAAATGAAACGTGCCTTAATTAGTGTATTTAATAAAAAAAATCTTAATAAATTAGTTCCATTTCTCGATAACAATGGTTATAAAATATTTAGTTCAGGAGGAACATACGATACTATTCTCCAAAACGATTTAGTCAGAAATACAGATAATCTCAAGAATCTTAATACTTATTTCGATTTTCCGGAACAATGCGATGGAAGAGTAAAAACGCTGCATCCCAGCATTTTTGGAGGAATTCTCGACAAAAATGATGTATTCTTCGATTTAGTTGCAGTTAATCTTTATCCTGAATTTATATAATCTCATTATCACAGAACCTATTATTTATAAAAAAGGAAATGATTTCGAAAAATGTCTAGATTGCAAAATAAAAAGAGATCGTCTAGTGAAAAATGCAATTAAAAATGACATTATTGTTTTATATAATCCAAATGATTATAGTGAATTTATTAAAATGTACGAAAAAATTATTTTTAATTCAAATATGAGTTATTATGCTCTGAGTAGGTATTTTAATGAAAAAGTAAAAGATTATCTAAAATAACTTAAAAACATTTCCATTAACTTAATTATAAAAAATGTCTCAAGGAAGAACTAAAGTTGTATTAGAATATGTTTGGTTAGATGCGGAAAAGAAATTCCGTTCTAAGTCCAGAACTCTGGAAGTAACTGGAAATGATGATTTAGAAGTGCGAAATCTCCCTCATTGGACCTATGATGGATCATCAACCGGTCAAGCATCTGGTGACAATTCAGAAATTATTCTTAAACCAGTGAGACTTTTCAATTGTCCTTTCCGTGGCAATAATGCATTCTTAATTTTATGTGATACTTATTTACCCAGTGATGAACCGACTGAATCTAATACTCGATACGAAGCCAATGCTGTATTTGAAAGTGCCAAAGAGGAAGAGCCGTGGTTCGGAATGGAACAGGAATATTTTATGGTTGATAAGAATACTGGTAAGCCAGTCGGATGGCCCAGAGATGGTTTTCCTGAGCAACAGGGTAAGTATTATTGTGGAGTAGGATCTGGTCGCGTTTTCGGTAGAAAAGTAGCGGATCTTCATTACAAGCTTTGTTTAGGAGCGGGAGTTAATATTAGTGGAATCAATGCAGAAGTCGCACCAGGACAGTGGGAGTTTCAGGTTGGACCGTGTACGGGAATCGAAGCAGGAGATCATATGTTAATGGCTAGATATATACTCGAGAGAGTTGCTGAATTATCTAATACTGAGGTTGATTATGATCCCAAACCATTCGCAGGAGATTGGAATGGAAGCGGATGTCATACTAACTTCAGTACTCTGAATATGAGAAGAGGAACAGGTGAAAAGAGCGGTTTAGATTATATTAATGATGCTATTGGTTCTTTGAAAACGACTCATATTAAAGATATAGTTCATTTTGGTACGGGAAATGAACGTCGTATGACGGGTAGTCATGAAACATCTAGTCTTACGACATTTACTAGTGGAGTTGCTGATCGTGGAGCATCCGTTAGGATTCCACTTGATACTTATAAAAATAAAAAGGGTTATTTCGAGGATCGTCGACCTGCTTCGAACTGTGATCCATACACTGTTACCAGCAGAATATTTGAAAGTGTTATTTCGAATACATCTGAGGATTAAAATATTTATAGTTTTTTGCTTATTATTCTAATTTCATATGATTCTTTTATTTTATTGTTAAAATCATATAATGTATATTGACAACCATCATATAAATAATTTATTTCCCAATCATCCAAATCTTTTCCTGTAAATAATTTTTTTTCTAAATCAATAAAATTAGTTGAATGCTCTGTTATTCGATTAACGTAAAAATCATTATAGCTATAATCTACCCCATAACTATATATATCATTCCATTTATACTCTAATAAAACGAATATTTCATCTTTTGTATATCTTTTATATATATCATAATGTTTTTTACAACATTTACAATAATTATATATATCTTGCCTATTTAGATACCCAAATATCGAGATAGCAATATCAAAATTCATTTTAATTATTTTCTTTTTTTCTAAAATATAAAGAAAATAAAAATCATTTTTATAGATGGGAAAAACATTTATGGACAAATATTCCTATTTACACTTCGTGACAGGTGCATTAATATATTATTGGGGTATTTCACTTCCAATTTGGTTGGTTATACATACTCTTTTCGAAATATTTGAAAATACAAAAGCTGGTATTCACTTTATAGATAAATATATTACATTCTGGCCAGGGGGTAAAAAATATGGAGATGCACTCATTAATAGTATTGGTGATACGGTTTTTGCGATTCTTGGATGGCTTTCATCCGCATATATATGGTCGCTTCAAAAAACTAGTTTTCAGGCTCGTTAAGAGGCTAATTGCACTAATTTATCTAATAAATTATATTGAGTACCTATGAAAATAAATGCTATTACAATTTCTCCACTATATATATTTGGACTAATGTATTTCAAATGTCTATTTACAAACGGAAGAGTATATACTACTTTTCGCAGGTAAAAAACCGCAATAACACATATAATTACTTGTAAAAAGATAGTTACAAATAATTTAAGTTTATACCCTAATTGTCCATGTTTGGATTTTGCACGTTCAGTAATAGCTAAAACAGATGCTTTATCATCAATATTGAGTGGTTTAGATATTTTATGAATATTAAAGATATTATCAATTATTAATGCTACTATTAAAGATAAAACAATATAAACCGCGCTTATTTCTAATACTACTAAGAATTCTTTTGCAAAAGAGTATTTCATATACAAATATATGAGATAATTTCAAAGAAACGCATCTGTAAAGATATAAAAATATTTTTATAATAATATATAATGAATAGTCTTGATTGCCTTAAAAACGATCTTATTAAACTCTATAAAACCCATAATAAACATATTGATGAAATACATAAATTACTTGAAAACTACTCAGGCGAAGATTGGAAAGAATATATAAAAATCAATGAAAAATCATATAATAGACATGTTTATTATAATTCCAAGGAGTTTGATATGATTATCATAACATGGGCCGGTGGAAATCAATGTAAAATTCATAATCATCCAGATAATGGATGCTCTGTTAAAGTTCTGGATGGAGATGTTATTGAAGAACGTTTTAATACTAAAACTTTTGAAAAAATATCAGAGAATCATCATTATAAAAATGATATATTATATATTGATGATTCATTAGCATATCATCGAATGTGTAATAAAAATAGGGAGGCGTGTGTTACGCTTCATATTTATTCTCCTGGATTTTACATTCCTACTTTTTACGATAAAGTTAAAGAATAAAGTATATTTATCTACATTATGGAAGAAGGTCTCGTTGAAAAAGACGATAATTGCATTATTTGTTTAGATGAATGTATGGAAAATAATTATCTCAAATTTCCCATTTCTAAATCAACATGTCAATGCAAATATAATATGCATGTAAAATGCTACAAACAATTCAAACCCGGAAAACATGTTTTTGTAAATTTTTTGCTTTTTTTATTGTTTCAATAATTGTATTAAGTGTTATTTTTTATGTTTTTTATTTTGTTATATTTGAAAACATAGAGTTGTAATTATAATATAACGCAATGATATCATGTAAAGATCATATTTGTTTATTTGGGACATTATTATTAACCATTCTAGTAGCATCTATTTTTATCTAAATTTTACCAATATCATATTATACGACGAATCATACTTAAAATAAAAAAATTATATTATAGATGGACTGTATAATATGTCTTGATAATTGCAATCATGATTATATACAATTTCCAAATAATTTAACAAATTGTCGATGTAAATATAATGTTCATGAATCTTGCTTAAATCATTATAAAAAATATAATAATTTCATTAAATATAGATGTTTTTTATGTCGTAATGCACTGATTGTATATAATAAAAATATATACGATCCCCAATTATTTATCAAAAAATGTTATATAAATTTTATAGGTTATGTTTGTACTTTATGCTGGACAATTATATTATTTGGTTTTGTAATATCTCCATTAATAATTATATTATTTTTAATATTTAATCATTGATGAAGTTTATATGTGTCTAAATTCCAAATCTGCATTCTAGCATCTCTCACTAAGATAAAAATAAATATTATATAAAAATAAAAAAAATTGATTTTTTAATGGTACGAATATTGATATGAAAAAATTAATATCAATATGAACAGAATTAAATTTATCAAACGAATGTCGAACATTCATTTTATGAAATATTACTTTAAATGCCCTCAACCACAATATATACAATTTATACCTAGAAATGGTAGGAATGATGAATATAAATTTTATTATGAACCAAAGGTAACTATAACAAAAGAAACAATAAATGAAATTAGACAAATACCTGAATTCTTTACTTTCTTTTGTGATGAATACAAGGATAAAACGGGATGCGAAGTTAACAAACATATTCAAGATTTAACGTATAAATTATCATATGATATTCAAACATTAACTGATTCTTTGACCAAAAAATATGATAAATTAAACGATGTAGTTCATCAATTATGTTTACATTCTGATCATAGCAGTTCTTTTGGAGAAACAATTGATATTAGTACCAAAAACTTAAAATTTTTACTAAATGATTATGAGAGAGTTTTTTATGACAAATTTTACAAACATAAGAAATACAACTTATTTAATCCAATTAGTTGTTCTGTTTTGGAGATAGAACCTATATATAGGTATGTAATTGAAGAACTAAATATTCGACCAACATTACATTATTACGATAGGAATAGCAAAGGCGAGTTGTATTTCAGTTGCAATAAATCACAGCGTATTTTTAAAGAAATTCCAAAAATACTAAATACATTTAAACACGATGATTGTGATATTTACAATTCAACTGAAAAATATATTGATATTACAAATTTGAATAGATTAATAGGACATATTGATAATGATAATACAAAATTACCAATAGTTACAAATAAATATTCTTCTGAAACGAATACTTTAAAAAAAATTCCAAGAGAATTAGAACTAAATAACATTACATATTGGAATTTAATTGAACTTCTGGGAAGAGAATATACATATTGGAAAAGAATTGAGATTGGAAATCAATTACAATAAGTTTTTATCAAAAGTTTTATTTCGTTTCCAGAATATATAAATTTTATAAAAATAAGATATTACACCTTTTAACATTTAAAACGCCGACTTTTATTTATAATTTTTAACCATACCACGGTGGAACGTCCTCAATTGAGGACAATTTTATAAAAAATCTATGTTTAAATATATTTAAACATAGGTCAAAAACTTAACCACCGTGATAAGGTTAAGAGGCTTAGAACGAGATTTTCTAGGAACATATTTTTTACTTCTTTCATAACTCCTTTTCATATAATTTCCATCCAATACATTTTGAATTTGAGATGGCTATCAATAAAGTAATTTTTTTGAAAAAAGAACTATCACTCGTTTTGAATACACATCTTTTACCTAATGAACATCTACTATACTCCGCTATCATAGCAGGACTTATTGATGTTTCGTCTATACTAATAATTTTACTTAACCATACCACGGTGGAACGTCCTCAATTGAGGACAATTTTATAAAAAATCTATGTTTAAATATATTTAAACATAGGTCAAAAACTCAACCACCGTGATAAGGTTAATATAATATTTAACAGCACTTAATTTATAATCCTCACTTTTATGATGAGACATATTTATATAATTAATGTAGATTTTTGTCCCATTTTAAAACTTCAAGGGTGTAAATTGAGCATTTTTGTCAAATATTTTCATATGACAACTCAAAGTACATGAACATTCCTTCTCTGCATAAAAAGGCCAATAAAGAGTTTCTCCAATAACTTTAAATCCTTTGATATAAACGAAATTCTTAAATTGATTTAATACATCCCTTGATGATCCATCACTAATTATACTTATTTTTTTCTACTATTGAAGAAGACTTCGCCTGGTCCTAAATACGAAATGAATTCACCATTTTTTTCAATACAATCCTGAGTTAAATAATCATTATTGGTTGTTTCATTCTCGCGAAGGATGGTTGGTTCCGCTCTTTGTTTCTCATATCTTATTATATCATCATAATCAATAATATGAGAGTCAATTTTTACTAAAGACATTTTATATATTATATAAAGTTTTTATTTAGTTTATAAAAAAAATAAATCCAGCCTAAACTGCCATTTTCATCTTAATACCCTTATGATGCTCATATCCCTTGATAATAAAATCTTCCAATCGAAAATCTTCTATAGCCTCCTGTCCCCTATCCTCAATTTCGAACAATGGAAATGAATATGGTTTTCTCTTTAATTGACGTTTAAGTGGTTCAATATGATCAGTATATACATGTGCATCTCCAATTGTATGAACCAACTTCCACGGCTTCTTTCCAGTTAATTTGGCGAAGATATGTGTCATAATAGATGCACTTGCAATATTAAATGGCACTCCCAATCCAACATCACCAGATCTTTGATACATTGAACAACAAAGCCTATCTCCATATACACGGAACTGATACATTGCGTGACAAGGCGAAAGAACCATCTTATCTAAGTCCTGAACATTCCAAAGATTAATGATCATTCTGCGACTTTCAGGTTTTTCTTTAATCATACGAATTACATTTGCTACTTGGTCAATTCCTTGTCCGGTATAGTCTGTATGGCAATCTTTATATTCAGCTCCACAGTGACGGAATTGAAAGCCGTAAATGGGCCCGCCATCTCCTTCTTCCCGATCTGTAAATCCCATTTTGTCGAGGAACTCTCTACTGGTATTACCATCCCATATATGTACTCCTTTTTCCTGTAGAATTTTATTATCTGTTTCACCTCGCAAAAACCAAAGCAATTCCTCGATTACACTTCTTGTGAACATTCGTTTAGTCGTGAGCAACGGAATATGACGAGAAATATCAAAATGTGTTTGAGTTCCAAATACGGATTTAATTCCTGTTCCCGTTCTATCCTCATAAACCTCTTCTGTATCTAAAATCGATTCAATCAATCTTAAATATTGATATTCTGGATGAGGCCTATCTACTTTCTGATAAACATTAAACTCTAATTCCTTATTTTCACCCTTTTCTGAAGAAATTAAATCAAAATGATCATATAGTCTCGGGAAATATGTATCTCCTTCTACTTCTTTATCAATTCGAGTTAAATAAACCTTGTCTAAGAAAGATGAGCCGATAGTTTGTTCATATACTCTTTGACCACCAATTACAAATATTTCATTATAATCATGACCATTAAGTACATCGAGAAATAATTTACAAGTGGAATCATCATCCATCATATAGCCATCATTGATATGAAATAAATTATCAGCTTTTTGTTCCATATGTTTAGTGTCCCTATCAAATACTAAATTGATTCTTCCTGGAAGAGGTTTTCCAATAGATCGGAAAGTATTCATTCCCATAATAACAACATTCTTCTTTTCTTTGCTCAGACCAGATGTAATACGTTTAAAATACTTAAAATCTTCTTTATAATGCCAAGGAATATTGTTTTTGTTTCCAATTACGTAATTTTTGGCAGCAGCAGCAATAATGTGGAATTTTTTCATTTTAATAATATATTTCTCTGTATTTTTTTAAGTTATAAAAAATCATTTTTATAAAAATATACAAAAAAATTTATTGTTAAATAGTATGAGCACTAACATATATCATTTTAGTAGTGAAGAAGCACCAACTACAAATATTCTCAAGGAAAACACTGTTATAACCAAAGACCAATATGATCAGGAGAAGATTAATCGAGAATATAATGAGTTATATATGAAATCTACTCAAGCTACTCAAAAAGAACAAAAGAAAAAAGAAAGTCAAAGAATTTACAATCTTTCTATTAAACAAATAGCAATCAGAGCATCAGAAGTATATATCAATATTCTTAATGAATTAACCATTCTTATTAATAAAAAACAATTGGACATAAAATCAATAGTTAATATTATATCAGTTAATGACAGATTGATGTATGTTGGATTATTATTGGTTGTACTTTCGCTATTCCTTGCATTCGTTTTTATTTCTAACTAATATAATAGAATGGCACTTGCTTTTGCTGTCGGAGAACTATTTGTTACATATTTGGGTCAAGCAGTTATGCTACAAGGTATAACTGAAATGGCAAAGGATATATATTCCACTATTCATAGTTGTTTTATTCTTAAATGTCCAGAACTGGTTCTTTTTTTGGAAAAACTTGACATAGAAAATACTATTCAAAATGTAGAACAACTCTTCAATGAATGTGAAATTAAAAAAGAATCACATGCTATAAAGGAATCATTATGTAGTATAAAACAAATAATTATACTTATTAAAAATGAATTAAAGAAAATAGAAAAAATTGTGATTAATCATCGAACTAAATATTTTCATAAATTCCGCAAGCCAAATTATAAATTAAATATTAAAAGACTAGAAGTGTATAATAATACTCTGAACAAGAGATTTAATCACTTTTTAGAAGTTCTCAAAGTGATCAATAATGATGATGTAAAGATAAAAAAATGTAAGGCCATTGATAATTATAATTTAGATTCTTATGAAATGGTAAAAGTAGAGGACACAAGGCCAAGTAAAGGACCGAGTAACATACCAATGGCCGAAATAATAGAAGCTTAAAGATATGTAATCTATATTGGATATATAATGTCGGCAAACGAATACAAAAAAAGAATTTGATGAATGGAATGAAGAATTAAAAGAGTCCAAGGAAAAAGATCCCAAACAAACTCATTATAATGTTAAAGCATTCGATATATGCAATTGCAATAAAGTTAAAGAAGCACTTGGTAAATCAATGATGTTGGATGATTTATTTAGATTTAATTTTAGAGGAAGTCATAAAGGATCAAATTATAAATTCCGAAAAACGTTCAAGGATGGAGAGATAAAAGGATGTTCTTTGGAGATGTATCGATAAAAATTTACAATAGACTAATTTTAATATAATTATTTATATTAAAATTTATATAAAAGTATTTTTAGCTTCTTAATATTTCGTTAAAATGTTTTTGCTCTTTTTTAGAAAAAAAGAGCCCAAAAATTTTTTTAGACCTCTTTATATTTCGCTGAAGTGTTTTTGGTTTTCCCTTTTTAGGCCTGCCAGCAAAGCTGGCGGCCGGCCAAAAAGGGAATTACATGTTAACAAGACTAGAAATAAGGATAACAAGGACCAAAGAATCAGTGTAGTTCAATGGCACTGCGGCACCCTTGGTAACTTTAGGCATAACCATATTCCAACCAAGATTGACTAGGACGGCTCTAACGAGGAGAGAGATAACAATTGCTACAAGAGCAGAGAGCATCATCATACCCTTATTTTTTCCAGCTTTGGGAGCTCCACCGGTGAGAACAGACTGAACGAGTTGCTTAATCATTTTTATATTATAACCCAATATTTTATTTCTGCATGTATTATATAATAAAATATGGATAATTGCCAAAGATGTCATAAATTTCATGAACCCAACAACTGTTCTGGAGCTTGCAACATTGGAATTAAAACGCTTCCACAAAATCCGGAAAATAAAAATCTCTGGTTCAAACATCAGCTTCCAAAAGGTCTTGATCCAGTTCTTTCAAATATATATAATGGTTGCTGGATTTGTAATATAGAACCACAACAAGATGATAATCAGCGCCTATGTAAACGCAATTTTTTCGATGGACCTAATATTCCACCCTATAAACCAATTGTTGATATAGAAAATCAGCTTAGATATCCTGGATTATCCAATAATAAATATTATAAAAAATGAAATCCAGAATAATTTTTTTATGAACATATTATATATGAGTACTTGTAGATCAACTGAATGTATATCTAAACCTTGCCAAATTGATTGGACATGTAACAGTAGAGGAGTATGCACCTTTAATAACACCACTTCTAGCCTCGATAGAGCCCTTATTCCCCAACCCGTCTATAACTTCACTATTAATAGAAATAAGAAAGCTCTCCTCGCATACGTACAAAATAATTCCGCACTCTATTTTAAAACTTATAATTTTAATCAGGCTCTTAAGTTTGCCTATAATCTCTGCGGAAGAAATAAAACTGGTTGCTGCTATAAAATGCTTTGGAGAACTCACAGTGGACAGCGATTTATCAACTTCAAAGAACAAGTCAATCTCTGGAGATACTTGATTTACCACAATAGAACCTCTGATCTTTACTATTATATTAAGACTGTTCTTGGTTCATTGAGAGATTTAAATGTAGCAAAACAGATGCTTGGAAACAATAAGTTTTATCCTTATCAATATCTTGTTAAAAATAGAAATGTCAAGAGTGGATGTTGCCAGAGGGGATATAATTTGCTTAACTATTCTGATCCGACTAATGGTGGAAAATATATTAATGAATATATTAGATGGTTAAAGAGTAAAAAGATATTTAATCCTTACTAAATCCATAATCGTTTATCAAATTACTTAAAATATGATTTATATATTAAGTAATGCAAAAACAACCGGTTGGATATACAAATGATTTAATGTTACAACAATTAATATGGTTTAATGAAAAAGTATATAGTCACAGTAGATTCTCAGATCTTTTTGTACCTGATTTATTTAGAACTTATTATATATCTGAAGTACATTCATCAATTTCTGATCTTTATTATTATTTATATGATAATCAAAAAGCACCCAATGAAATTAATTTGACTACTGGTGAATATACTAATAACGTTTATATTGATCCCTTGATTGATAGTAATATTTTGAAAGCATTTATTTATTTTGGTTATAGTGCGACAAATTTTAATGAAGTATTGTCATTTACTGATAATAAAGTGCATTTAAATAATAATGATATATTTTTACTTAATAAATTAATTTATAATAACAATAACATAACATTACTTCATACTGAACAAGAAGCATTCCATAGTGAGTATAATATAGGAGAATTCAAAAATTATATTATTAAAAATTATTCATCTAATACATTATTTTATCAATTAATAAATTTTATGACATTAATTACCAAAAGTTATAATTCTTTTATTGATTCCCAATCATATATTAAACAATTTACAATTCAATGGGAATATAGTTTTAATTATAATAGTTCTACTGGAAAAATTAATAATAATACTATATTGAGAAGTACTGATATTATCAATATATATAAACAATTCATTAAATTTACCACAAATACTTCTGAAGAAAATTGCGAATATACCGTTAATACAAGTGGAATACAATTTCATTATAAATTTTGTCAAATGCTTATTTATGCTTTGCAAGTATATTCTGATGTTTATAGTGAATTTCTTTATAATCACCTAAATGTTCAAGGAGCTCCTCTTTATACTGAATCTCAATCAGAAAAATGTTATGTAAAAAGCGAATATATGTCTGAAAGCTATTATAATCGAACCAAAAGATACTATGAAACCTATTTGGAAAATAAAAAATTAGTATATCCAAATTTATATTCGAATGATGATATTGTCATTCCAAGATATATAAATAGTGATACTTTACTTAATATTTATTATGTGACTATTGATAATTATAAAAGTATAGAATTAACAAGAAGTAATCTCATGGATAATCTAGATAATATTACATTCGATGTAAATACTGATTTGACAGAAGATGATATAGTAATATTTACTAATACATATAAAAAAGACTTTACGAATGACAAGAATATTTGTTGGTTTATAACTGATTTTTTCGTAGATAATATCAAAGAATATTTAGAAAATGAATCAAACATAGAGCTTAATAGTGATTTTAACATAGAGTTGGATAATTCAGGTGATGATATTAATCTTTATATCCTTCGTACTACTTAAAACCAATTAATATAATATATATTATAAAATGCCGACTCAAATTATCGCTGAAGTAGGAATAAACCACAATGGTTCAATGGATACTGCAAAAGAGTTAATTATGTTATCTAAGGTAGCAGGATGTGATTATGTTAAGATTCAGAAGCGTAATCCCGATAAATGTGTTCCAGAACATCAAAAAAGTAAGATGAGACAAACACCATGGGGAGAAATGACTTATATCGAATACAAACATAGAATTGAGTTCAGTGAAGAGCAAATAAAAGAATTAGTGGATTATTCAGATGGTGTTGGTGTTAAATTCTTTGCTTCTGTGTGGGATTTGGATTCAGTAGATGTTATGAGTAAATATACTAAGATTGGAAAGATTCCATCAGCCCTTATTACAAACTTGGAATTATGTCATTATGCCAGAGAGAAATTCGATTTCCTTATTATTTCCACTGGAATGAGTACTGAAACGGAAATTGAACAATGTGTAGCCAAGTGTAGGCCAGATGTTATTATGCATAGTAATTCGACTTATCCTTGTATGGTGGAACATCTTAACTTGAGATATATTGAACATCTTCGTGAAAAATATCCAAATATAGCTATTGGGTATAGTGGTCATGAATTTGGTCTTGTAACTAGTTTTGCATCAATGGCTCTTGGTGCAACATGGTTGGAAAGACATATTACTCTTGATCGTAACATGTGGGGAAGTGATCAGAAGTCGTCAATTGAGCCATCGGGTCTTATAAAATTGGTTAAGGGTATCAGAGATATTGAAAAGGCTATTCAATATCCTCCTGGTGAGCGTATTTTATTTGAAGGGGAATTAAGTAAAAGAAAGAGCCTAAGAGGACTATAAATAAATTTTCGTAATAAATGATATACTTTTTTCTAGTTAATAAGTATATGACATATGTTCGCCCCGATAAAACTATTACTGAACTCACTCAATCAAAAGATAAAATAGCTGAACGTCTAGAGGGATTCGAAGAAGTGTCTGAAAAAGAGCTTTGTTATGTTCCTGTTGGTGCTCTTCTGAGATATATAGGTTGGGATAAACGTAGTAATAAACCTGCATTTCGCTTTGGAGGAGTTGTCAAGAAAGTAGATAAAGAATATGTGCTTTTAGCAGGTAAAGGTGGTATCACTTTTAGTGCTCAACGATATGCTTATGATCAAAATGGAAAAAAGATATTCAAAACTCGATTTTTTAAGAAATCAAAATCCACAAAAAATGAATTAGACGGTGAAAAGAAACAACTCGAAAAAGAATTGGAAAATACCATAGATAGGGCCAATGAAATGTTTGAAAAACAAAATGCTGTCATAGAAAAACTACAAAATGACAACAATGAACTGAAAACCATAATTAAACAACTTAAGAAGAAACTTAAAGGAAAAAAAATAATATAATTATTTATAATGGGTACAACACAATCTTCTACATCTAATTCTTATTATTTAATTTATTCGTTGGATGGCTGTCCTTTTTGTATAAAAGCAGAAAAATTATTAAAAAATAACAGTCTTCTTTATAAAGTCATTAGAATAACTCAAGAAGAAAAACAAAAATATAAAGAATATTTGAGAGTAAAAACATTTCCTCAAATATACTATGTGAAAAATGATGAACTTACACCAATAGGTGGTTGTAGTGATCTAGAAAAATATCTTACGACTTTTTGAATTTATCCACTTCAATACCACATTCCTCAAGAATCCTTGCAGAGGCAACATAAACTGGTTTCCCTTCATATCTATGTTCTAAATATACAACTTTCTTAATACCACTCTGGACAATTAATTTACTGCATTCATTACATGGATAAAGAGTGGTATAAAGCGTACTACCCTTTAAATTAAAAATTTCATTACTATTAAATATGGCATTCATTTCTGCATGACATATATAAGGATATTTTGAATCCAAATAATCATTTTCTCTTGACCAATTGAATGTATCATCATTCATTCCATTGGGTAATCCATTATAACCTACACTCAAAATCTTATTTTCACTATTAACAATACATGCACCCACCTGAGTCGATGGATCCTTTGATCTTCGGGCAGTAATCTCAGCTAATTTCATAAAGTAATCTTCCCAAGAAATATAGTCTTCTCTTTTTTTAACGTGTTCCATTGTTATATTGAATAGAATTGGTTATATCTTTAAGTTATGTTTTTCCTAATATAAACGCTATCATCATCAAATATACCAAATGTATAATCTAAATCAACTTCTGTATTATTATATACAACTTTCATTGGTGAAAAATCTCTTATATAATGCTTTATATATTGATCATTATCAATATATGTTAATTCACTAAAAAATAAATAATTCATCGATCTAAACATTATTTCATGTTTATTTGGTGTTAAATCGACTTTAGTCCATCCAAATACTCTATATCGTCTGGTACATTCAACACCTATCAGACATCCTAGACTAAATAATTTTCCATTCATATTTTTATAAATAAAAAATAAAATCACGATATATAAAAATTTATAATCAATTTTGTTTTCGCTTCCATTTGCGATATCCTCTTAATAGATTTCCTGCCCAAACAGGCCATTGTATGAACAGCTGACATAGCATAACTACTAAGAAGCTTACGATCGCCACGACTATGCCAATCGAAGAGTCTATCTATATATCCAGTTCCATGATATATAGTTTGTTTAAGTAAAAAGAAGAAGGCTATATAGCTTGGATGATTCATTTTTATTTAGTTATAATGTGGATTTTTTTAAGTGCTTTTACTGCACTTTAACGCCTGTTGCGCTGGGCACCGTTGTAATAAATCACACAAACTAAAAAATATTAGGTATCAGTTTTTTATCAAATTCACTATTTTATCATATCGCTCCGGATCTTTTTCTCTATTAATTGTTAATTCATGTAATGCTGTATTGCCCCATCTGTCTTTCGCTTCGATATCGATACCATTTTCAACCAATACCTTTACCACTTCATAATGCCCATTAGCACATGACAAATGCAACGCGTTTCGCTTATCATAATCCGCCACATTTATATTAATATTACCTATCATCTTCCTAACTGAATCAGCATCGTTTTTAGATGCTGCATTGATGAAAATCATGGTTTTATCTTCGTATTCAATCTTTTTTTGCATATTATAAAAAATATGATATTCAGGATATTCCTTAATAAAACGCTTGCAAAATTCCACTCCTCTTATTGAATTCCCTATTTTATCTAATTTAGGTGACCAAATACATATTCCCATTTTATTAGGCACAATCAACATAACACATCCGCTAACACCTGATTTAGCGGGTAATCCCACTTCAAACGCAAAAGTCCCACTATAATCATACATTCCACATGAATACATCAGTGACAAACAATCCTTTACAACAGCTCTATTAAACACTTTTTCCCCACCCATGGGACAAATACCATTATTGGCCAAAGTAGCGGCAACAATAGACATTGTACTGGCATTGGATAATATGGAACAATTTTGAAAATAAAATCCTAAAGTTTCATCTATGTTTGTTCCCTCAGGAAATGCCCCATATTCATTCATATGATATGCAAGAGCCTTATTTCTGTCGGCATGTCTCCGTTCAGATAAATAAACACTGTTATCGAAACCGAAAAATCCTGTTCCGCCCGTCATATCATGCAAATAATCCTTAATAAGATCAAAACGCTCACTAGGCTCTTTTTGGGGTTCTATTAGACTAGATATCATAATGGCACCAGAATTGATCATTGGATTATGTGGTTTTTTATCATTATCTAATTCAAAGGAATTAAATTTCCTTCCGGAAGGTTCATGTCCTACATGGCTATGAATAGTATCATAATCCAATATATCGCGACAAATACAGTAAAGTAAGGGCTTACAACAGGATTGAATACAGAATTCAATTTGACAATCTCCAATACAATGTTTTTTCCCATTAACATCACATACACTTATTGCAAATAGTTCAGGATTTACTTTGGCCAATTGAGGTATATAATTGGCTACATTTCCGGCACTTATATCTTTTAATTCAGTATGACATTTTTCAATAAATTCAGAAATCTCCATGCTCTTTTTATTTCCTTTTTAGAAAAAAGGAAAAACCAAAAATACGCATATAGAATTACACCCAAAAGACTATATGCACTATCAGACATGTATATATTGCGTGTTGAGCGGTATTTATTCGGAAAATAAACATCAAATAAACTATGATGAAGAATGGGATTCAATAAACGAATTTTTATTTAGATTTAATGAAATAATCAAAAGAGGATATGATGATGCTTGCAAAAATTTTAAATTTATTCCTGATCGATCAAAATCAACTAAATTACCAGAATATTACAGAAATATGGGTGATGAAATGGCTCGAAATGGTTGTTCAGATCCAAATTTTTTGACAAATATTAGTCCATGGAAACTATAAAAAATGATTTATTTATTCACATGGATTATTATAATAATTATATTATAAAATATGTTGTTTTCTATCGAGTTAATCAATATTATTCAATACTTACAATATGAGGATATACGAAATTTGATAAATACATGTAAAAATGCAGTCAAAATTTTTGAAAAATCATTTTATCTTAATTTTGTGAGAAATAAAAGTAAATATTATTACCTGCACGATCCAATAAAATATAAAAATCAAAAACCAAAAATAGGAGACAGAGTTTATTCTTGCGAAATACATCCAAAAGATAGTAGATTTATTGTTAAAACTACCGGTTATTGTCCTATTTTCTTTACAACTTGTAAAAAATGCATGAATATAGAAATAGATAGTTATAGATCTATCAGTCAAGATTTTTCAACGGTAAAATTTGCATATTCATATCGTAGGTTTTATAGAATATATTAAAAAAATGATTTTTTTTATGCCAAATTCGATTTTTATTATTATTTATAAAAAAATGTTGGATCTTATTCCATTAGATATCGTTATTTCATATTTGGATTTTGAAGATTCCATAGCTCTAGGCTCAACATGTCACGCCTTAAAAACTATATTGGAAAAACCACATTTTGTTTCATTAATCAAGGATTCTAAGCATTATTATTATCATTTATTTAATGGTTCTCCACCGATCGGTAAAAAGATTTTTGTATGTGATAGACATCCAGAATTAACGAAAACTACATATAATTCTCCTCATGATATTCATAAATTTATGATGTTAGGATGTTGTATATATTGTACTATGGGTGGGAATTCACCCTTTATTAATCCTTTTTCATATAATTTAGATATAATCAGACATGGTTATCATGATTACAATCGACAGATTAAATTCGAACCAGTTAATGGAAAAAATCTGTATGAATTTGGGTATAAACTCGCCGAACATGGTGTCCCAAAAGAAATACTTGATAATTTGATAACTTAAAAAGATACAATGTAATTATATATTATAACAAATGTCTAGTTTTATGAGCATTGCCCAATGGGACCAACAAATTAACGAAAAAGAAGAACAAGAGCAAAAAGCAAGACAAGAACAAGGTCAAAGAGCTGCACAAAGAAAGGCCAATAATGAACGAGAATTCAGGAAGAAATTTGGGAATCATTGGTATAGCAGGGAAATCGATGCATGGGTACCGGTGGGTCGATATGGACATCCGTCAATGGACAGAATTAATAGTTCTGGTCTTTTTGAATATGATCTTACTAGTGTTGAACAAAGTTGTTTTCAGACAGCTGTTGCAGGAATTGGGATAGAGCCATATACATTAGAAGAATATCATGAGAGATATTGTACTTATGATGAAGATAAAAAAAGGTGGAATCTCCGATAAAATAATCTTTTTTATAATATAATATGAACGATTTTCCAGATAATGTTAAAGTTAAACTGGAAAATTATGATTTTGTGGAAAATCCAAAAAAATTAAAAGATGGTATTCATGTTCGATATATCAGTAAAAATAATCCATATCGAGTTAAAGGTGGTTATTATCGAAAAATGCATGAAGGTGATATAATGGAAATGTATCAAGGTAAAAGGACATGGTATGTTTATTATAATGACAATTATTGTTATTATCAAGTACGAGAGCCAGAACCAAAAGAAAGAAATTCATTTAAACAATTTTTGAGGGACTTAGTAAAGAATAATTTCAAACTTTAATTCCGTTACTTTAGTTCTGTTACTTTAGTTCTAAATTGTAATAGATAGAGGTTTGGTACATTGAACATTATATCCAGTTGCATCAAACGAAGTAGTATTACCTTTAGTTACCAAATAATCATTTACACCTGGAAGGCTATCCAATGATTGATATTGATCTCGTGTGCAACAGAAATTTGCTGCATTATCAGCATAATTACATGAAACTACTCCCCAACCATTATCATTACGCGCAAATCCACATCCTAGTTTAGTTGCGGTTCTCCAATTCATCGCAGTATAATGACCGGTTTCATCCGCATCTGGACTAGCATCTGCACCATAACCTTCTCCAGCCCAACCATTAACAGCTGCTCTGGCTGCTTGATCATCACTCATTGATGCAATCCCACCTTCATTATACCAAAGATTTTCTCCAGCTCCATCAGGATAACCAGAGTAAGTATAACTATTATGTCCATTGTAATTATGACCATAATATTTGGCTGCTGCTACCTTATCAGCATATTTTTGAGCATAATCAGCTAAATCTTGATCCCATGTAAGTGTCGCATTATCAGATGAGCATTGTTGCCTGATATCATTATGATAATTCAAAATATTTTGTTGCCATGTTGTTGTTGTGTCTCCAGAAGATGGAGTACTAGATTGAGTATTGGACGATGAAGTACCACCAGATATACTACCAAGAACACTAGAAAGAGTAGATGTTGCAGCGGAAGATACACCAGTAGATGGCGCGGCAGCAGAAGTCGATTCGGTACCTGTTCCTAATATACTACTATTATCATCAATACCTAATGGAGTACTAGTTAATCTTTTATTATAATTATCGGGAATTGCGCCTGAAGTAAATTCTTCGAAACGCGCAGATAAATAAACATATCCTAATAATGCCACAATCAATATAATAACAACTATAATCATATATATTTATAAAATATAATTTATCTTTTGTTACTTGGGTTTTTTCTTTAAAAAACCTCATCTGTTACTTTGGTTTTTTCTTCAAAAAACCTCATCTGTTACTTTGGTTTTTTCTTCAAAAAACCTCATCTAAATTTCCAAAAGGAATATGATATTTAGTCCAATAATCCTCAAGGAAATTATTTGGAGGTGTAAAAACAGAAGATTTGATAAAATAACTTTCGTCTTCAATCAAAGGATTCTTAAATTTTTTTCTATCAGTTTCATATATTAAATTACATAAGAGGGTACAATCTCGTTTTTCAGCGAATTTGTACAAAGCAGTAAGGAGAGTTTTATCTATTTTATTAATCTCCCAAACAAGATCTTTAAAAAAGCGTTTTATATCGAATTGAGTGCCAAATTCTAATTTCAAAATATTCCATTTATCTTGAAATTCAGAACTAGTATAAATTATATAATTCTTGTATAATTTATATTTATTAATAATAATCATGTGATATAAATCCATATATAAATTGTATTGGTATTTTATATTATAGTTTCTATTTTTTTAAGTTTTATTTTTTATTTTTTCGGTTCTTTTTTCCATAATTTTATTTATCAATTGAAAACTATTATATTTTAAATACAAACAATTATATAAATAATTATATTCTTCATCATTAATCTTATTTTTCAATTTCGATAAAATGTCTTTTTTCGAGAGTGAATAAACAGTTGTGCCAATAAGCAATCCTACAATCATAATAGCAATGGAATAAACTGGAAGTTTCTTCATTTCACATTTCTCTTTTGGCCATAATTTGGATTTATTTCCTGGATCGATTACTTTATCCTTAATTGTCTTGATAATTTCATAATCAATAAGCATAAAATTATCTTTTTCTACAACAATATTTTTAAAATTAATATCACAATGAATTATATTGAAATATTTTTCCAACAAGTGTTCTGCTTTTGCAATTCTATATAACAAATCTAGGATACTGTATTTATGCAAATTATGTTTCTTAATTAATTCATAATAAGGCATTAGAGAGAAATATGTATTTTTTCTTACTATTTCATTATCAATAATGAATTCGTGCTTGATTAGACCAAGTGCATACGGTGCAATAATATCTTTGTATTTTCCCTCTGTATCTTTTATAATTTTCAAGAAAATGGGGATTTCCCTATTTTCTTTGTTACTTGGAACTAAATTTTTCGTTTCCTGAAAATCAGTAAATCCAGCAATTGAATTTTTATATAATTTTATTATTTGGCCATTGTCCATCATATAGATTTTACCTGAACCACCTTCATCTATCTTCTTTGTCAGTTTTATACTATAATTACCATACTCCTTAAATTGACTTTGTTTCTCGGAAGCTATCAAAATTAATACCGAGATATTCATACTGATATTATGATAGATATTTTTTATTCGAAATATTGTTGAATACCATTCGGACCTGTCATTCTCATTAGCATCTGAAATGCACTATTAAAAAAACATAAATTATTTCCACCATTAACCATTGGTCTTGGTTCTTTATTTACAATATCATTTTCCATTTGTAATTTATAATATTGTTTAGCGGAAACATACATAAACATATAACCATTTTGATAATCACTCAATTTGGTATTATCAATGGTTTTAACGGGTGATGCATCATCAGCAATATAAAATTTATCTTGTGTAAGTTGCAATTGACGATATTCCGGAACTTTATCAGGACATGTACTTAAAATCAATAATAAAATATTCAATATATATGTTTGAGCTTCTTTCTTATGTTTTTTCATATATGTTGGATTATTTTTATATTTTCTTGTATTATCTCCAATACTCAATAAGTTAATCGTAATTAGCTGGGCAATAATATCAATTTTATTAAAATTTTTGTTGTCTTTTCTTATAAGTCGTTTATTTATTATAGTTCTCAATTCATTTATATTTGTGATGTTACTCACTAATTGTTTTATAAGCGTATTGTTAGATATATTATTATAGTTTTTCAATATATTTTTCAAGAACTTTATAAAAGTCTTAAATGATTTTATGTATTGTGTATCGGATGATATATTAATTGTTCCTGTATTGCACAGTAAATCAACAATGCCATCAATATCTTTTTTTTTTAATCCATTATGATCAACAGTGTTTATGCTGTATTTTTTATCAAGTTTATCAAAACTTTTGATTTGTCGTAAATAACTAATATAATGACCATATCCTTTGTCACCGCCAGTTCCATCATGACGAATGACAGCCATTAGTCTATATGGCATTCCATCTAAAACAATATCATCAAACATATTGGTTATTTTAAATTTTGATATTTGTGACGTATTACCTGATGATAATGTAAACATTACATATTTTTTTGGACATATGAACATTGTATAATCATCTGGTCGATTTGATATTTCTTTTAATCTATCATTAATACTATTAATATGTTTAGGCCCACCTGATTCAACTTTAATAGTAATGTTATAAATTTCACTATAAAAATATTTAAATTTATTAATTTTATTATTTCTATTCACTGTATTGGCAGGTAAATTTTTATTCATTTGACATGATACTAAACCTAATAAATTATAATAATTTTTTACATATGGTTGTATTATATTGCACGATAATTTATCGAAATATTGTGTACCCTTGTCATTCATTAATTCATTCTCGGGCGAGTCGATGATATTATTAACAATACCGATGCAGTGAAATAATTTTACAATAACTTCAGATGAATCGTACTGATCACCAGCTGTACCAACTAAATTTGTTACTAATGGCATTATCTTAGTAACTTCATCTAGATTACCAGATCCACCTGAATAGGATTTATATAATTTAGAGATAGTATTAATATCTTGTCTACATTGACTTTTTTTCTTTTTTTTTTCTTTTTTATTCATTTCATTTTGATCATTTATTATTTTACCTGTAAATATAATATCCAAACCTGTAGCATCAGGATGATCCGTTTTGAATGTTTCATACGGAATAGCTTTATCATCTGAAATATCGTATTTAGCACTAAAATTCGATGGAGCGGCTACTAATTCGTATTTACCGTTATTTTTTTTATTTAGTACATGCTCAAATTTTTCAGTAGTGCCGTCTTTTGTAATTTCTATTATAACTCCCCAACTATCAGCAGCCCCGCCCTTGAATTGAGACATTAAAGCTTTTTGGAATATATCCTTCATTATATATTAAAAATTGATTTTTATTATTTAAAAAATAATTTAAATACATTAATTAATAAATAAAAAGATGAACAAAAAAATCCTCGAAGAACTCACTAAGCAATATGGTAGCTATAAACATGATAAAGCCACCGTTTGGAAAGCAAAAGCCCTCGCCGGAGCTATTCAAAAAATTAAGGAACTAGCATTTGAAATAACGAATCCCGCCATTCAATTAGCTGGAATTAAAGGTTTTGGAAAAGGAATCATTGGAAGAATTGAAAAAATTCTTAAAGATGGAACTCTTAATACTCAATCTACTACCCTTATGGACACATTTTGTTCTATAACTGGTGTTGGACCTGCTCGCGCTAAAGAATGGATGGAAATTGGTATCAAAAGCCTCGATGAAGCCGTTGAAGGAATCGAATGTGGTCGTCTTAAAAGTACTCATCATATTGATATTGGGATCAAATATTACCACGATTTCCTCATCAGGATTCCTAGAAAGGAAATTCAGAAAATGGAAATTGCTCTTACTAAAGTTCTTAAATCATTGGATGCAAATTGTGAATTAACCATTTGTGGATCATATCGACGAGGATGTAAAGATTCAGGCGATATTGATATGATTATTACTAATCCCAAGATAACTGATAATATTCAGAAACATAAGTATTTAACGACATTTGTTAAGAAATTAAAGGAAATTGGTTTTATTATTGATGATTTGACGTCATTAGGAGAGAAGAAATATATGGGTGTATGTAAGCTTCCGAAGCATACAGTTGCGCGCCGAATTGATATCCGCTGTTTTAATTATGCGGAGTATTATGCTGCGATGCTTTATTTCACAGGATCTAAGAATTTCAATGTACAGATGCGAAATGTTGCTTTGGATAAGGGATATTCTCTTAATGAATATGGTTTGAAAAAAGATAAAAAGCTGATTATGCTTCATTCGGAAGAGGAATGCTTCGATTTGCTTGGTATGGAATATAAGGATCCTGAAGAAAGAAATATCTAACACATAAGATATATATGAGAGTAAAAGAAAAACGCGTTCTTAAAAATGGTCGGATAGCTGGCTATGTTTATAATTCTCAGACGAAAAAATGGAAATGGCAATTTATTTCTGTAGAACAAAAGGGGGGTAAGAAGGACCAAAATCAATTATTTAATGAATATTTATATTTAACATCGGAAATCGTTAAGTTTGTTGATTATCTATATGAACGTTCAGAAAGACCACTTGCAACAGAAAGTTCAAAAGAGCCAAGACAGAATTTGAAAAAAAAATTAAATAACGTAAAAAGAATGTTCAATAAACAAAAATCATTAATGCATAAAAAAAAAATTACGATAAGTGGTGTACCAAAAGGTACATATTTAGATGTAACTTATGACAGAATAATAGTTTTATTAGAATATGCTAATATTCTAGAAAAATATAACAAAGAAAAAAAAGACAAAAAATTTGTAAATAAGTCCAGTATAATGAAATCACGTAAATTTCATGAAATTCGACTTAATAACAATACAAGTGCCGCATTAATTATAAAAATTTATGAATATATATGTGATTATTTGAATAATACTGAGAGATTATTAAACATCCCAAAACCTACAGATGAAGATGAAGGACAAAAATGGACATTTATAAAGAAAATAAAAAAAATATGTTTGAATAGAAAAATGAAACAATGGAGAAATTTATCGCAAACGATAGGAAAAGAATTTCGACAAGCTCAAGGAGAATTAAATGAACAGTTAGAAGTCATGAATAAAGCTTTGAATAATGAATCGGCTCCTGCGGCTGCTGCGGATACTGCGGCTCCTGCGGCTGCTGTGGCTGCTGCGGCTCCTGTGGCTGCTGCGGCTAATAAATTATATGAGCAGTTAAATATAATGAGTAGTCAAATACTTACAAATGAACCTGTCAACTCAGAAGCAAACGGCATGGTCCAAAAAGAACTTCAAATACAACAAAATGAGTTGAACTTATTAAAATCTGAAATACACGGATTATGTGCATCATTAAAACAAAAATTACCTAAAAATACTGGAATTGAAAGTATTGAAAAATTAAGACAAGCATGTAGTATTATTATTAAAAATAGACGTGGTAATCCAACAAAATTGACACGACAAATATTAGAAAATATAAAAAAAGCATTAGAAGAACTTAGAAATTCGTAATAAAAACAAGCAAATCCACTCGATTTTCATCCATTTTTTCGAAAATATCGAATCACAACAGGGAATGTTTAACATTTTTAATAACATATATTTATGATAATTTTGAACATAAATATATGATTTATTGTTATATTATTACTAAAATGTCCGCTCTAAAATTAGTAAATTTCACAAATTTTGAAAATTTAGTATTGCATGGTATAAAAATAGAAATAAGGAATGCTTTCAAGAAAATAAAAAAGATAAATTATAAGAATTACTTTTTATATGCTTTTGATAAAAAAAAATTAAAATTACCATCAGGAGTTTCAACATTGAGAAGAAAATTAAAATTTTATAAAGATTAATATACTTAAATATTATGAACCATAATATTTATATATGAAATTAAAAAGTTTATTATATAAAAAAGAACAAAATGAAATAATTGAAAATATTATATCAATATTAAATTTAGATAATGAAAATAGCACAACATTATATGAATTAGACAATAATTTAGAAAAACAGAAAAAAATAATAGATTTAATACCAGATATTCGTAAATATTTTAAGGTCAAAAATATAATTGGTGCAAAAGAACCAGAAAAATGTAAGAGACCTTATTTGTCAATTATAAAACATTTAACCAAGCAAAATTATCATTTATATTATTCAGATTGGAGACTAAAAATAAATGATAAAACAATAAGAACAAAGAAATATGTTTTTATTCAGAGGAACTTATAAAATCATAAACAGGAAAAACATTAGTTAAGTTATGTAATGAATTAATTAAATTTGTATCAACACCATCAACTTCTATTGGTGTTTTATTAATATCTTCATATTTAAATTTTTTTCTTCCTGTTGCATTTTTTATTTTATAACCAAAATAACCCCTCCAATTACGATCATTTTTTAATTTATGTTTCCATTCATTTTGAATTTTTTTTATATTAATTTTTTTTAGAATATTATTATTAATGTTATTATTGTTAATGTTATTATTAATGTTAAAGTGTGTATAAATAATTTCTAAACACTCATTTTCATCCATTTTATTATTATTATTATTATTATTATTATTATTATTATTATTATTATTATTATTATTATTATTATTATTTAATTGATTTTGATAATGTATATCTCTAAAAAAAACATGATCTAATATTAATTGAATTATATGATTGCCGAATGATATTTCTAATGAATTAATATCTTTTCCATTGTTAAATATAAGTTTTTCGGTTTTGTTTCTATTTAATTCAAATATTAGATTATTAAAGTTAAACAAATCAAATATGAATTCAGGATTTATAAAACTGCATAATATCTGTCTATTTTTTAATAGTAAATTAACATGTGTATCTAATATAAAATTTAGATTTTGATAACTATTCATATCACCTACCGAAAAATCATAATAACCATCATTAGAATCAATTATTGTAATTAGTACATTATTATCCAATAGTAATTTAATAAAATGGACATTAATATTATTATTATTAGCATTAATATTGATATATTCTGAATAATATGAAGATATATTACTTAATTCTTTATAATTATCATATATAATTTGTTCAAAAACGTTTTTCCATTTATCACATTTTTTTTTTTTTTTTTTTTTTTTTATTTTTTTTAATTTTTTTTTTTTTTTTTTTTATTTAAATAACTATCCATATAACCAGACATCACAAAAAACGTGATACTGGTTAATTTGGTGTTATGTCTTGAAATTATTTAGTATAAAAATAGCAAAATCACAAAGAACTTTTTCCCAATCGTCCCACAGTCCGAAATCACCTTCGGAATTATTTGTTACATTTGTATTTTTGCCGTATGCAGATTCTTTACATCTGTATATTTTCCTTTGTGCAAATTCTTTTATTGTGAATGTTTCATTAATCACTGTATTTTCATTTATGGGCTGTGTTTTGTTTTTAGATTTTTGGTTATTCAATGTTTTATTTTCCTATTTTAATTCAGCGTTGCCCACAATCAAGTGAGCAATAACGTTATATAAAATTATAATGTTCCTTAGCTTTTAAGTCTCCATTGTAAAGTTCTGACTCAATTATTCGTTTTTTTTTAATAAAGTATCATAAATAGCATTTAAAACAACATCACCATTAGCTGTATTTGTTTTATTTATAAATGTTTTTTTTGTATTTTCATCAATAATATTTTTTTCAAATAATTCATTTATAAGTTTAAGATTACGTTTAATTTTATCGGATTCTATTGTGTCATCTTTAATAATTTCTGGTTCAATTATTTCAGACTTTTTTTCAGTAGGAATTTTTTTATTTTTTGTGGTTGATTGATTTGAAAAATCATATTTAGGAAAATCTTCGATATCTTGAGTGAAAATATCGCTTGCAGCGGTTGCGTTAATTGTTGCATCAACTAATGATCTTTTTTTTGCCATTTTTAATACAGTATTGTAGATATCGGCGATATCAGGATTTTCAATTTTACCAGTACTGATTTTTTTTGCAATAACCCATTTACCAGCATCATTTTTTTTTGCAATACAATTTTTACCTAATATTGAATTGTCTCTATTTTTCCAATATTCTTTTGGCACTTCAATATCAGTAAATTCAATTTGATTATCATTACGATAACGATACTTTGATTCCATTGTTGAACATGATCCAATACCATAAGCCCATATAGCACCTGTGTTAATATTAATAAGCTTTGTAGTAATGACATGTTCACGGTGTCCATTTCCTAAATTTATTGTATCAATTTTTTCAATATGTGGTGCTAATCGAAATGTTAAATTAAGTTTTTCTGCACCAGCTTTTAATAATGTTGGTTTATTTCCACAGCCTGGAATTTTGCCATAATGAACATCTTCTTGCATAGCATCTTTCATTATTTTTTGAATAAGAGCAACCTGTTCTTTAATTGCATCAGGACTAAACGCTTGAATTGTACCTTGATCTTCATATTTTATTAAATTTTCCATATTTACTCCAATATTTTTTTAATTTTTAAATAATTATTTATTAACATAATAGCATGATCTGTTTTATTATTATTTTGTAAAAAAATAATTATTTCATCGAATAAAAATTGATTTTGTTTATTATTTTTTTTAATTGCTTCATCAAGGGTTTGTGGGTTTTTCATGCTATGCCCTTAATAAACATTTTGTTTTTCAATATCAAGATTTACTTTTAAGTAATAGCCATTTTTTACATTTTCAACCATCGTGTAAACTAATGATGCTGCAATATTGTCAGTGTTTTTAGCTAATACTTTTTTAATAGCTTCTTTTATTTTATCTTTATTTTCTTCAAGCCATTCCTGTACGGCTGTTTTTGCTTGATTTTGAATAGCATTTCGTGAAATAATATCAATAAAATCATATTTATTGTCAGAACTATAATTTCCTTTATGTCCTTGACTGTTCACTTTTTGTTTTAATGCTGTTTCTACAACTGAATCTAATAATTCAGGCATTTTGTCTAGCTCTCGGATAATTGCTGTCTTTATTTGTTTGTTTAAAACGTCGCTGACAACAGTATTGTCAATATTCATAGAAATTAAAGCATTGTCTTTCATTGTTACCTCCAATTTAATTTTTGTTTTATAAGTTTAGCAGCATATTTGTGATCTGGACTATATTCTAGATATTTTAATGCTGCTTTAATTTTTGATTTATTATAACCATTATTTTCTGTTCTTACATTTTTGGTTATAATCGCATCTTTTAAAGCCTGTACAGTTCTAAATTTTAGTTTTTTTGATAATTTATTTACTTCTTCATGATCAAGTAAATAATCATCAACATAAATTTCACCATCTTTTTTTATTTTGATACAATCAGGAATCATATATCCTCCAAATTATTTTTTTTGTGCTAAATAAAATTTAACACAATTTATAATAAAGTTGCTTATATTCCGATTTTCTTTATTTGCTTGTCTCGGAATTTCTTCTCTCATTTCTTCTGGAATGTAAATCGATATGTTTTCTTGTATCTTTTCTACTTTTTTTTCTGTTTTTTCCATCATTTTTCCTTTAAATTGTTATTATTTGGCATTGTATTTTATCCCCAATTTTTTAAATAATTTACCGCTGCATTAACGTTTTCAGCTTCGTAATTAAAATTTTTTTCAACATACGCCAGGCTTTCACCTCTTATCGCTCTTTGAACATTTTCTGCTTTCATACCTTCAACTCTTATCAATGCTTCTGAAATTCTTCCAAATTGTTCAAATATTTTTGCGTAATCATCTGGATGATATTCCATTTTTTTAACTCCTTTTCAAAATTTAATGATGCAAATTAAACTGACGGGTCTCTCACCCGTCTGTATG